CCGAACTGGCAAAAAATACATCCCTAAAAGTAATGTTGATATTGCCACCCCCAGCAGTAACAAACGAAGACCCACTAGTTGGGAAATCCCAATAAGTGTTGGTTACATTCATTACTAAAGAGCCTTCGGCCGCATATTCAGCTGCTAAGGCGGTTCCAGAAAAGTAACATCCGTTTATAGTGAGATTTGTTGTGCCACTGTTAAAGAAGTCGAATACACGGGTTGATGTGGATTTTGCTGTGACGTTTTCCAGGAAGCAACTGACGCTTCCAGTGTCCGCTCGAATGAAATATGTGCCTGTATTAACCTGACAGTTTTTAACAACTATAGTTCCAGTATCTGGGATGATGATAGATGCGGAGCCTGCGGTTATATCCAAGTTCTCAAAGACCATAACCCCGCTAGCCCAGCTAACACTGACAATTAGAGCTGCAGCTTGAGGAGCTATGTCCGGCTGTATCATGTTTTGAGAAGTGCCCAACCCTAGAAGCCTGATGCCAGCAGCTCCAACTAAAGTTTCGGTATATAATCCTGGTTTGATGTAAATGTCCTTGGGATCAGCATCGGAAGCGCCATCTATGACCGCCTGATCTATAGCATCTTGGATAGCCGTCATTCCAGTATACTGAGCGTTAACATCTCCAGAAGGACCAACTATATACGGTGTGATCGAATAAAATACTCCAGATCCGCCTGGTTGGTATGTAGGTAAATTAGGCGATCCACCAGATGTCAGTACGTCGCCAGTTGATCCAAATCCATCATAACCCATTAGAATGCCTCATTAATTCTAGAATAGTTCATATTCCGATCCGTTATAAATAAACTGGATTGCCTGGAAGTTTTGCATAATTATAATCGAAGTACCAGCTCCATTCTCAAATAGAGTTGAACCGCCGACTGTAGTGACTGTGATATTATATGTTTGAGAATTCCCGCCTGAATCCTTAACTACAAATGCTTTTCCCATAGTTGGGTTGTCTGGCAAAAGTATGGTAATTGCCATTGAAGAAGTATCGACCGACATATAGTAGGTCGCCACAGCATCAGGCGTGAATGGCGTCGTGTTAACTACAACCAATGGGAAAATGGTTGAAGCAGTGGGAGCTTGGAAGCTGGGGGCCATCCCAGTCCCATTGGAGATGAGGACATAGGTAGCCGATGATGCGTCTACTCCACTCCATACCCCCCCTGTGGAAAGATACTGTATTCCCTGCTGGTTAGCATCTACAGAATTGGCAATCGTCATGTTTTTACCGTAAGCTTTTTTTTATAATTAAGCTATCACCCAATTCCCAACGGAACTTTGAGCCCACCAAGAAGTTGTACTTAACTGATAGACCAAAGTGATCGTATCTCCAATCTTGATGCTTGTTGCTGTTCCAGCCGAACTACTAGCCACAACACCCAAATGGATAAATTGGCTTGTATTAGCTTGGATAATTACAACATCAGCTGTTGTTGCTTGAACTGCTACAATGGTTCCTTCAATCAGACCAGCTGCATTTGCTGGAAGAGTGATTGTAATACCCATGGCAGTAGTTTGCCAACCTTTGTTGTTGGTAGCGGCTACAGAAATAGCTGTTTCTGCCCATGCTATACCACCGCCAGTCGCGTTGATAGTTGGATCTCCAGCCGCTCCACTGCCATTGCTGATTGTTATACCAGTTCCTGGCTGAAGCGTTCTTCCGTAGAATGTTCCTGCTCCATCATATGCTTGTATGCCAGTACTATTGGCGTTAATTGCGTTTCCTGTTGCCATATCTTCCTCTTAAATAAATATTAGGTTCCCGATAGAATCCGTAATCTTAAATGCAATATTCGTCTGAACACACACGATCTGGACGTGATCGGAGACTGTAGTTGAAGTAATGCTACCACCAATTCCAGCCAGGGATGAAGCGATACCCAAAAAGATGTATTGGGTGGCATTTTGAGTTACCGTGAAAAGCGACGACAGCCCTGTTATTATAAATGTATCTCCTACGGCAGCAGAAACTGGCAAACTGAATATACATGGGCTGACGCCAGCCGCAATGTATCCATTGTTTTTTGCCAGAGGATTGGGATTAGTGGCACTAGTGATTGTATTCCATGTTATGTCAAGCACCGAAATAGTTTGCCAAGTTCCGTTTCCACTTAAATCGCTTGTCAACACCTTACCGGACGATCCGCTACCAAGATTAATAGTAAGGCCAGTATTTGTTACTCCTGTTCCTCCTGCTAGACCTGGAAGTGGTTCGGAACCTATATAAGTCATTAGAATACCTCGTATGAAGTGCCGTTGAACAAGAAGGAAGCCGATTCATAGTTAACATTGATAGAATAACTTGTTGATCCATCTAAAAGAACTGCGCCGCCAACTGTAGTGACGCTTATATGGTTAGCTCCAGAGTTTCCAGAACGATCTTTAACTACAAAAAGTCGTCCTGTGGTTGGTGCATTTGGCAACTTAACTACAACGACTCCACCAGAAGAGTTGATGGAAATATAATAGTCAGTAAGTGAGGCGCTATATGGGGTATCTATGAATGCTTTAGATGTGTAGTTAGTGATGAATTGAGCTTGAGTTTCGTTGATAGTAAGTGTAGACCCACTGCCTGTGGTGTAGATATTTCCGGCTGTAGATACCCCGCTGGTTGAGATTCCTGAGCCAACGACATTTACATTATTACCACTTGGTACAACGAGAACCGTATCATTCCCAGTAATCGTCTCAATATCACCGCCGCCGCCGCCACTACCTTCCACATAATCTAGATTCTGAGTGAATGGATTAAAAACTAAATTAGGCGAACTCATTTATTCTCCTTAAGCATAGGTATACATGGCCCTATCGTCCCAAACGAATTGGTAATCATTTGAAGCATTTCCGTTGGCATCTTTTGGCCATGTAATGCTAATGAGAGTGTTGCCAACGCCATACGCAAGCTTTGCAATCTGCCACACAGCATCAGCAGTAGATTCTCCGGGGCGAGCAAACCCAAAAAAGGTTAGATTGGAACCGGTATATTCCCCCCTAAAACTCATATTGCCAAACGAAGAGGGGATTACTCTCCCTTGGCAATCTAATCGCCCTGCTGGACGATTCTGAACCGTAGGCGTTTGATTATAGACTGGTGTCGACATCGCAACTCCTTAGGTTATGATGCAAAGTAAAAGCCGGAAGCAGTTAACGTTCCTGTTGATTTAACCTGAGTAACGGTTAAACTAAAGAGTGCGGATGCCGCCTGAACAGCTCCTTGCTCTTGAGCCGACAGAACAACAAGAGAAACTCCGCTTCCGATCTCACCGACAAAATTTACTGGGAAGTTTGTTGCTTCACCGCTGATATCAATACCACTGCCAGAAATGTTTACCTGACCAGCTCTAGCAAAGGCGCCGGAAACTACTGGAATGTTAAGTTGCCAGTTTCCAGAACCCGTAGCGTTAGTGAATGCACTCCATACAAGTTCAGCAACAAAGAAGACCACGCTTCCAAGTTGTGTGTAACGACCGACTCTAGAAGAGTAAGTCCAGGTAGCGTCCCCAGGGGTTCCTAGAGAAAATGCAGGAGTAAAGGCTGCGGCAGCAACGAATGACGTAGCAGTGAAGGCGCTGTTAGTATTTCCAAGAACTAGTCCGGTGAGGTTAGAGTTAACCCCGAGAGCTCCGAAGGCAGGATCAGCACTTGTTGCTCCAATAAGAACTTGTCCTGTGGAACCGGCGCCTGTTGCAGCAATCGCGCTGTTATTTTCTCCTAGCAACACACCATGTTGTGTGAGGCCAGAGTTAACTCCCAGAGCTCCGAATGCAGGGTCTGCACTCGTAGAACCAATCAATACTTGACCTGTAGAACCAGCCGAGGTGACCGCAATTGAACTAGATGTGTTCCCTAACAGGACCCCGTGCACAGTATAAGTGGTTGGTGTATATGGGCCCACCAGAGAGAAGGTGATTGTCGATCCCGATCCCGCAGTTGCGATCTGATTAGCCGTTCCAGCCAGGTTAATATTTCCTGTTGTAGGGGAGATTGCTCCGCCTGAACCGCCAGTAAGTGTAGAAAGCAAAGAAGTTCCTGGTGTTACAGAGATAGTCAAAGTATGACCAGATCCAGCAACAGCCACTACTCCAGATCCAGTTATGATCATATTTCCTGAAGAAGGACTAAGAGCTCCGCCTGATGTACCCTGGATAGTTGCTACGAGAGAACTTCCTGGGGTAATTGAGCCAGTGAGAGTTGATCCAGCTCCAGCAAAAGCAAGGACGCCAGAACCAATCACGTTGATGTTCCCAGCAGAAGGAGTAATCGCACCACCTGAGTTACCTGTCAGTGTGTCAACGTTTCCTGGGGTCGTTGCTGTAACGTTCCAAGTAGCTGAATTGGCAGTGACATCGACAAGGATATATGCGTCATCCCCAACTTCGTCAATCCATTGCTGCCCAATCGGGTATCTGAAATCAGATGTTAGAGGAGCTCTTTGCGCGATAATCGGCGCAGGAAAAACTTGGGAAAGTGGCTGTGGGAAGCCATAAAGATCATTACTAGGCATGGGGTGACTCCTTGTCTTGCCATTCGGTGTTAACTTTATTTTAGAATAAAATTATTTTTATAGGTACACAAGAAAGAAGCGATCGTGTAAAATATGTGGGAAAAGAGAGGAAGTTATGGAATGGACCCAATTCGGAATACTGGTTATTACATTAGCAGGTCTGTTTTTTTGGAACCGAACTGAAGCTAGAGCTGATTCTCGAAAAGCCGATCAGGACAACAAAGATCTTAGGAGAGATGTTATTGATATTATGCGATCAATACAAGAGGAGATGAAGGACTTTCATGGCAGATTGTGTGCCATTGAGGAAAGGAGACGATAGTGCCGTTACTTGTTATTCTTTTCATTTTCTGGTTGGTCTGCTTCTAAGTCCAGTTCTTTTAGAACTTTTAGGCCCTCTGCCTTACTAGACGATCTGATGGCGTTTACAGATCTTCGGTATAGATCTTGATACTTTGGATCTGTGAGCATTTTGTTGGCAAGCCTTCTAGCTGCCACAGTGCCTACAGCAGCTTTTACTGGCCCCCAGTTCCCGGTAAAAACTGCATTTGTAACACTACCTAGAAGCGCGTATGCCTCTCCATAATCTACCCATTTTTTCATCTCCTTGTCAGTTATTTTTGAACCGATATTCTTCATCTTTCCCCAAAGAGCATTAATGTCTTCAAATCTATTTGCAAGAGTGGGATCAATCTCATTGAGGGCCTCTTTTAATGGAGCTTTAAGAGCAGCCAGATCCTTTTTCCCCCCAGCATATGCATGCCAGTTTACCGTCTTATTTACGTCTTGCCATGTCTCTATAATAGATTGCGCATCAACTCCGTTTGCTGCGAAATGATTAATGGCGCTTTCAATCTTATTAATTACCTTTATCTTTTCATCTGGAGGGAGAGCTGATTTTTTAAGATTGGTAACAATGTCGTCAAAAGCGGTTAGCATTTTGGACCTACTTTGACTTGACAGCCCAGGGAAAGCTTTAGCATCAGATTTCAACGTTTCGTACGCCTGACCTAACTTCATTTCGGCCGACTCAAGAGCTCTGGTAGATTTGGAAGTCGCAGTAGCAACCCTACCTAAAGTAGCTATTTTTGCTTCAGATTGTACAATTGGAGTTATTTCTTCTGCAGTAAGCCCTAGACTTTCTCCGACAGATTTTAATGCATTAAGTTGCTTGTCATTCGGGGACCACTTCCCTTTCTTTATCTGATAAACTAACGATAAGAAAGCTGGCAAAGCCAAGGATCCTGCCAATTCCCCTTCAGTAGAGCCTATAGCCTCTTTTCCTATTTGAGATCCTATACCAGCTATAGTTCCAAGAACTAATCTTTCCAGCAACTTCTTTGGGCCTCCCAATATACTGGAACCCGCGAAGGCGCCAATATTTGCTCCTCTTTCCTGCCCAGGTGTCTGTGGTTCTATAGGGGTCTGTTCAGCGCCCAAAAACTCTGCTACTTTTTTTATCCCCCTCTCTGCGGACTCTGCATTCGGCCAAAACTTCTCCAGAAGATATTTTGGAAAATCCACTACCTTTAAAACGTTTTCAGTGAATTTGTCTTCTTGTGGAGTTTCTCCAGACTTAATTTCCTGTTCAACGCCTTTTTGAGCTGCGAGATGTCCTAATGAAGACAATATTTCAACTGCAGACCTAGGAGAGGCAATCGCGTGTGCCAAGAACTTTCTGCCAGTCTGTTGAGCAACAGCTCTTACTGGATGCATTGTGTTTTTTTCTTGCAAAGCTAGCTCATCAAATGGATTAGATGATTGAGGAATAGGAGGTGAGTCAGGACTAACCATGTCTTCGAATGGATTTTTGGCCATTATTATTCCTCTGGAATTTTGTATCCTAATTCAATAGCCAACTTAAGAGCTTCTTTAGGATCATTTCCAGCCATCTTGAAAATCTCTCTTTTTTTTTCATCTGTCAGTGGAAGGTCCTTGCCTTTTGTGTGAAGGAATTCTGCAGATTTTTTTCGGTCAGCTTTATCACCATATTCAAAAGAAATAGAAGCTGATTCGTCCAGGAGATCTTTTCTGTAATCATCCATCTTCTTTCTAACCTTAGCCGTAAGATCTCTAGGAGGAACCCCTCCATTTTCTTTGATTACATCTTGAGTGAATTCTGCTGCTCGGATTGGAATTTGAGCAAATCTCTTGTTTAATTGCGCAACGGCAACGTTCGCTGCGTCTGTTTTTCCTAACTGTGCTTGAGCAGAATTGATAAAAAAGAATTCTCGTTCTGTAGGCCTAGGAAAGATGTCTTTCATTCCGGCAGCTTCTAACTTTTCAAGAAGTTTAGCTTGAGCCGTTGCTGGACTATATAGAAAAGGTAACTTTTCTCCAAACTTTGAGGCAGCGAAGTTCTGTAATTTGCTTGGAGAAATCTCACCAGACTGCGCTAACTTTATAAACTCGTCATAAACTTCCGTCGCTGTAGCTGAAGAACGAGCCTGTTCCTCAATATTTTGTATGAAATCTTGAGTCGGTTTGTAATTCCACAAAGCTTCGTCTTTTTTTGCTTTAGACTCCCGTCTTTTAATTTCTGCTGAAGCAAACTTCTCAGAAGCGCCTCCAAGAGCACTCATCGACACCAACTGATCTTCTGGAATCTCCTGAATATCATTAGTCTTTTTTTGCACCGGTTGCGTCGAGGCAACTTGTGTTTGTTGAGACCCTTGGAGTTGTTGATTTGGAACTTGTTGAGGTGTATTAATAGCGCCGCCTTGTTGAGCACGAGCGGGAGAACTAATGCCCCAATTCTGCAATTCTTTTATGCTCGCCTCTGATTGGGCTTGTGGTCCTAGAACTGAGGCCCAAACTGGAGAGGTTGATTTTTTATATTCCTCCGGCATTGACGAAAAAGCTGCCACCTTTTGTAATGGCGTTGCATTTGGGTCAAATAAAATAGATTCGTTTCTTTTAATTTTTTCTAGTTGTGATTTCTTTGCAATCCCCTCGCCTATCGCTCCAGCTGCCTGGGAAATATAAGGTGTTAACTGCTCTAGAGGCGTCTGTACATATGGTAAAACTTGGACTATAAATACCTCCCAATATATCCCCAGTTTCTGCCAGTAGTTGCATCTAAACAGGTGAAATACTTCATTTTAAATTCTCTATTTATTTTTTCTTTTAAAATCTTGCATTCCTGCCAATCCTGGTCTTGCTTGGCTCATCTTTCCTAAGGCTACACTTTGTCTTTTCTTGTTATTAGATGGCGGATTAGGTTCTCGTCTATATGTACGATCAAACTCATCCGCAGGCTGAACTGGAGCTGTGCCATTTTTGAATTGACGCTGATTGAGGACATTTTTGCTTTTTGTCATTATCTACCTAAATATGCACCAGCAGCCTGACCACCGGCCCCAAGAGTGCTTTGTAGTAATTGCTGCCAAAGTGGTGGCTGTCTTTGCATATACGCGAATCCTGGAGTGCTTATTGCACCCTGTTGCTGGCTTTGTCCTAGACTTCCTAGCCCATGGGCGGCCTGTAATTGCGCTTGCGAAAGCATTGCCGCTAGATTGGTGTTTAGATCCGCTCCTCCGGTGGCGAGGGCCTGATTTAACGATGTCGAGCCTTTACTTCCAGGACCAAACGCATTTAGTATACTTGGAATAGTTTGTTGTTGAAAGTCTCTTTGGGCTTGGGCCTTTATGGCATCTCCACCTCCCCCACCAGGAAGGAACTGCTTATAACCTTCAGAAGCTGCTTGGGCGTTAGACCCACCAGACATCAGTTGTTGCAGAAGCGACTGGAGTTGCTCGGGGAGAAGCGTTTGTTGCTTCATGTATCCGCCGTCTTTGGACTGGCCCATTTTTCACCTATTAACCTTTATTTTTAATTATATTCCATGAGAGAGATTTTGGAACGCTTAAATCCATTTTTTGCAAAAAACTTCTCGTTCGTGGTGCACCAGTAGACTCTAGGGGCCTTTGTCTTTTCCTTTAAGGTAGACAAGAACTCAATGGCCTTTTTTATGCCTAATCCTTTTCCCCAGTATTCTTTGGATATAGAGAATGTGTTCACAAATAATGTGCCGTCTAGGCCATTAAGTTCTGCCCAAAGATACCCCTGGATCTTTTTATCCTTGTCGATAAGGGCATAAAGAAAGTTTCCCGGACTATCCACCTGTCTCTCTTGGTATGTAATAAACTGATCTGGAGTAAAGGTTCTTCCCTTTACTGCCTCGATCAATTCCTTAGGGATCAACCGCGGTATTTTAAGGCGCACGAATTCTAACTTAGGAATAGTTGCCGTGCTGCTTTTTGGTTCAGTCGCTGCGGTAGTCATGTTGCTCCTTGCGTTCCTATTATTTTGATATTGAAATTACCGGTAACCCCTGTATTGTTATGGGCTATCTGAAAACTAGAGGCTGTTGATGTAATAGTCAAAACTTTTCCGGCCCACGTAGCTGTCCCGGCCTGGAAACCTAACTGGGCTACAGATCCGGCTACAGATGAAGATGACTTACACAAACTCGCCGTTATTGTTGGCAACGTGCTATCCGACCCACTAACACAAACTATAAACGCCCCGAAGTTTGGTAGGTTTGGTATATTAGCCGCGGTGCTCTTAATGGGGATCTGGAAGTAAATATTATCTTTGTTGTTAATGGCTGTGGCCAAGTCCTCGTACGTTCTGGTAAAATAAGGGACAAAAAGATCTTCATTAGTCGGAATAATGGTCGATATAGGCACAGTTCCCTGAAGGAAAGGATTAAACTGTGATGTCATGGAGTCAGCCTTCCAGCAGGTCTAGCCCAAAGAACAAATCCTAAAATCTGGAATGGCGCGTCTTCGGAAGGATCGATACCAATCTGAATAAACTCTCCCATCAGATTGCAATAGACCCTTTTCCAAGCGTAGTCAGACTCAACAGGCCCATCGAAGGTTAATGTACGACTCGCAGCTACGTTTGTGCTGTTGTCTACATAGAATTGGAATGTAACTTGTATCGGGTTGGAAGGATCAACAGACGATTTGCTGTAATAAACATCGATGTATCCAAACTGGGTTTTTTCTCCAGATTGCATAAATGGGTTCCATCGAGTGGTTTTTATGGACACATTAAAAGAAGTTCCATCCTCTTCATTGGATTCCCCATCTCTAACCGCAATAGGATTGTCTAGATGATAAACATTCCCTTCGGTATCTCCTCCCAAAAGCAAAGGAGCTTCTGATTGTATCCCATAGCTAAACCAAGGGGCTTGGGTATTTTCCCATTGATCCTGTGGGTCAACATCCAGTTCTTCCCATGTGGTTCCAGAAGTGGCATTGAAAAGTCCCATACAGGTCATTGGAAATGAATTCTGATAGGTGGCCCAAGTATTCTCAAGGAAATTATACACTAGCGTCTCGTCGGATCCGGGAGCTACAAAATCTACAAGAGGGTTCTCATCATTATATGATGGATAAAACATCCAAGTTTGAGTTAAATTATCGTATCTTTGAGAAAAATCCTGATTAAAGTAATTTTGAGCTATCTGAGATTCGTAGTAGTCAATAATCGGGATGTCGAATCTTTGCACATTTACTCCATCACAAGCTAAGAATCCAGTAGAGCCTAGGTTAGTGACGCGCTCATCATACTGAACGCTGGCATAGGGACATTTATTGCTCTTTGAGCTATTAAGCCTTCTGAAGATGAATGGAGGGTTAGCTAATCCACTGATCTGGAAACTCCAAGTACTATTTGAGAATGCAATCACCAAGTTATCTCTTAAGAAATCTGATGATATTATTCTATCTCCAGTTGCTGCAGAGATCGCGCCTCCATGTCCAGCAACATTACCAACAAAGTCAAACGGATTGAAACTGGCGCTATAATAAATATCCTGATTGGCTGGGTTCGATTCGCCAGTTATAGTTGGGCGTATCAACAACAATCTATTGTTGTATGTCTTCACGTCTAAAGCGTGTTCTATTTTTAAGTTCCCTACGTCGTTTACATAGAACCCGGGACGAGCCAAATTTACTCCATCAAAAAGAGTCACCGGATCTACATCGTTGGTCATGTAAAGATAACTGGTTGCTATGCTAGTGATAGAAGATGTTGGCTGCCAGTTAGTCCAGTTGAAGAAATTTCGGATCGTTCCAGTGAATATAGGGTCTGTTGAAGAAATAGTAGCGGTTATTTCTAGAGTTACATTTTCTGTGGTTCCTGCGAAGTTAAGAGCAACAACTCCAGTAATATAATTAATTGTTCCTCCTGCAGCAAAAATCCCACCATTTCCTAATCCTCCAGACCCATCATCTGTAATAGTGGTTGAACCATCGGTGATTGAAATAGTAGATGCGGTTAAATTGGTCCATAGAGTTGGTATACTATGAGCATTCCCAAAGCTAGTGGCTGTGCCGCTCCAGAAAGGAGAATCAGCAACTGAAATTATTTTAGAAAAAGTGCCATCATCCGTCTCAGATCCAGGGGTGTATAAGTATAAAAATTTCGTGGAAGCAACAACCAGAGCCGCTATTCCAGTAGATTCGTCTTGGTATTGCATAATCCCCATTACTGGAGATTCGTCTTCTAACTGATCCCCAAAAACTGTAGACCCATTTCTCTTCTGCAACACTCCTCGATATACGTAAGCATTCACTAGTGGTTCAAAAGCATCAGCGGGTCTAATCCAAGGCTGTAAGTAGTCATAAAGACCAGTCTTGAATTCAGAAATCAGAAATGGCTGATAAACTATGCTCATAATTGGAATACCGCAAATGTTACATCTGCATTGACCGTAGCAGTAGCTGTTAGTGACTTACAGTATATTTGGAAATGGGAGGCATCTGTAATTTTATATGCATTTGTTGAACCACCTATCATATTTGCACCAGAAATGCTTCCAGTTGTAGCAACAAGCACTCCATATATCGGTGAGTCTAACGCATTGGTCAGAGTAATGATATACTGACCGGGTGACGCGGACACCCGGGTTACGGAGTCGAAATTAAATCCATCTGTTATAGCCAACGTGCTTCCAACGAAAATGCCCCACGCTTTTATCGAGCTTAAAATAGAAATGCTAGTTGCGTCTCCACTCTTATATACGGCAGCGGTTACCGTACCAGCATTGGTGTCTGTTTTGCTAGCATAGTAAGAACCATATCCAACACCTGGTGTCACAGAAGCGGTATCTGGCATCGTTGCTAACTTATGCAACCCACCATTGGTAACGTTGGTGATAGTTATATGTTCTCTAGAAAAACCATAAGAAGTCGAATCTATGGCTGTAAAATTTGCTAATATTTGCCCCTGACTCTGGGATATTAAATTAGTTGGCTGAGGTATATTTGGATTGTATGACATGTTAAAACCTTGGTACACCTTGTTCGGCTGTATATTGTTGAATGGTTCGGCTAAGAGCTACGTTTTCATACCTCTTTAACATGGGAGCATATCTTTCAAAACTAGCCGTGTCCCCCCTATCAGAAAAGATCTCAAGAGAAGCCCCATAAGCAATGAGAGGACCCCACTCTGGTTGTTGTGGTAAATCAGAATCGTTTACCAACGCGGAAGGGAAAATGAACCCCTGCATTCTCATTTGATAAACTTGATCTGGCACTGGCATTACCGTGAACTGGTTCTCAAAGAAAAGCACACCCTGAGGTCTATTCCCTTGGTAAGCTATATACTTATCATATACAGTTAAAGTAGCTGCAGGAGCTGTAATAAATGTAGCGCTAAACGCTCCAGTTACATAATCAATTGTTCCTGATCCGCCAACACTGACCGTATTACCGGCTACTAAATTCCCAATACCATCGTCTTGGAGAACCTGGATGCTATCAGTAATGAAATAGCTTCCGGCGATGATTGGGAATCCCTGAGTATTCCCAGTAAAAGTGAATTGAGAGCCTGTGCCAGCAGCCACTGAATCCACATTATATTGTTGTGGCCAATCTTGATAAAAAATATCAGGATCTTGGTAGAAGATGAGCGGGAAACCATCTGCATAAGCCCCTGGAGAGTCGGTAAGGAAAGCCCCCGGAAACGAATAAACATTCTGTCCAGGGACCGTCTTGAAGTCTAGGAAGTTATTATCAATCTGAACCTTTAACTCATGAGGCATCGTGTACTGCAAATAGTCATTGGCATAAGCACCAACCTGCGCTTCTGACAATTGATCAGTACTTGGGGTTCCTGTAATGGACCGAATCTTCGACTTTATATTTGCAAAAGTCCAGCCAGCAGTTGAAGGAGGGATCGTCATTATAACCTCTATGCAGCCTTTCTGGGCGCGTTTCTACATTGGAATATGAACTTACGAGACTCCACAAACATTTGAGGATGTCCGTCCAGACCCTTCCTGTATGCATACTGCGGTTCAGCACATGATTCCAAATGCTCGATAACTTCCTCTGGCAGATCGTACTCTTGCCCATGCAGGAGCTTGTAGATCTTAAGAGGGTGAGTTTTGCTTGCGTAATGGAAATCAAGTGGATATCCAGGATCTCTCCCATTTAAGAAGACGATCTTTCTGAACTTAGGCATCATCTTAACGACTGCTACCTTTTCTAGAATAGCCATATCTACTGGTGGTAATCCGTCTGGATCTTGTTTTAAAACATTGTCAGCAATCACTTCTGATTTTGCTTCGTTTAACCTTTGCATCTTGCGTGGTCTTGCCATGTAAACCTTTGTTTATAAAATGTTGTGAAATGGTGTGTTGAGTGTCTGCTGTCCCTGAGTTTCAACTGGAGGTTCTCCAGTATCGATGCAGATCACTCCACCACTTGTATAAGCAGGGAATTGGGTACTGTTGATGTTCACCACAAAATTGGATGGATCAATGACATCTATGATCAAGCCTTGCATTCCATTAACAGGAAGCATCCCTTGTACTTGCTTGAACATCACTTGAGTGATGCCTATATCGGCTGAGTCAAATGGGTAGGCGGAGCAAGTAACTTGAGCTTGAGAAGCATTGGTGATCGCTGTAATAGGAAAGACTGTTTCTAGCCACTCGTTCGGAGAAGGATATGTAACAGAGGGCGGGTTTCCCATTCATCACCTTAAGTTAATACAAAAATCGGGGGGTTTTATCCCCCAGATTTCACGCCAAGCCGTGCCTGACTTGAGACAGTTCTCGTACTGTCTCCACAACGTTATGCGCTAGTAAAGTCAGCATCGAGTAGGGCATAGTATTGCCATACATCGCTGGTATTCACCATCAAGCTAGATCCCAAAGTCAGACCAATAGACCCTGCATTAAACAGAGCTGTATTGAGGACTTGTGAAGTTGTTGCTTGTGAAGGTGGAAACCCAGGAGCTTGTGTTGCAGATACAACACCGCCCTGCAAAGCTGGACGTCCAGTTACCACGTTCGCAATACCACCAGCAGTCCAAGTTGTGAATCCTGTACTGTTGATGTTTACTGTGAAACTAGTAGTAGAAGTAACGGTCTGAATAACACCAGAAAGTGTGTTAATCTGAGTCATACCTTCTACGTTATGGAACGATACAACCGTCACACCGATATCTGCAGAAGTAAAGTTGTGCGTAGCAGTGATGCTCGCATTAGCAGCTTTACTGATGCCAGTGATTGTCAGATTAGACGGTGTATACAACGCTGAATCAGCTGTCTGATAAGGCGTTACTCCGTTACTTGAGGTATAGCTGATCGTTGGAACGCCTGATGTGGTAGTCCAAAGATAAGCAGATGCATTCACCATATCATCCCACCATTCAACGATTTGAACGGCGTTAGAGTTAGCGATGATCTTCGTTTTGTTTTCCATGCGGAAATAGCTAGGAACAAAGCCAAGTGCCAAGTTCTGAGCAGCCCCACCAAGGACAACACTTAAAGTACCTTTTTTTACAATAGCCATTAGGTCCTCCTTATGAGCTGGAAAGTGTTGAAGTTAATCTAGTAATCCAGTTGTCATTAAGGATACGAGTTGCAAATGGGTATTTGTAACCTACTGTACCTCTTTGGTTTAAAGGATCTGCTGTACCGGAAGCCCCGAGAGGTTTGACGATAAATTCAGCTTCTTTTGCACCTAGACGAACTACGCCATACGCTTCTTGTCCAAGGACAAAAGAAGAATAAACGTTTGGTGTTGCACCGTTGCTAAAGCCGTTGGTGTTCAATAGCCAGCGAACGTTACGAGTTGCACCCCATTCTGCTTCGAGAGCATTCATTGGGTTTGGATAGTTAGCAGCCTGGATGAAGCTAGAAACAGCTTCCAAGTCAGATTGCATATCCACACTCATAAAGCCCCAGTAAGAACTACGAACGGGAGCAGTACCGAATTTATTTTCGCCAGGTAGAGGATTGGTCATGAGGCGGGCGTTGCCCTGTCTCAAAGCGACAATTGCTGTTTGGATATCTTGGTCAGTAATCTCTGTTGGAGTATTACCATTCAAGCCACCGGCACAAGCAATTGTTGATGCAGTAGAAACCATCATGTCTCTGATCAATGTATCGAGCGTGAGACCTAGTTGGAGAGAAAGAACTTTCGTTGCTTCATTTAGAACTCTGTCCTGCACGACATATTGAACTTGATCCGTGATGGTGCAGAATGAACCATACCATTGGATTTGTGTTTTAAAGTCAGTAACTGACAACTGATCTCCCATAGGAGTTTGTCCATCTGTAAGAGGAACAACAGCTGCTGTTAATGTACCATATCTACGGAAGACCATTTGATCTCCGGAGTTAAGTGGAATCTGTCTCTTCTGAGCGAACAGGTCATAGATAAAATATGGTCTCGCGAGGGCAAGCAACAATCTATCAAAGTATGTTCGCACTTCTGGAGGCAGTTGAGTAAGTGTAGTAATTGCCATTTTTAGTCTCTAATTTCTAGATCCCCTCTAGATGCTTTCCGGCGTATTTCATAAACTCTGCATCACTCATCGTTTCGAAGTAGTCAGCCTTGCTTAGAACGCTTTGGCCTCCCGCCTGTGCCAGAGTTCCTGGCTTACGAGCGTTGTCTACAATCTTCTGAGCATTATTGCTCGGCGTTGATAGTGGATTTGGAGCTTTATTATTACTTACCTGAGCCTCAAGTTCCTGAAAACGCTGTTCTCGTTTTGCATACTGATATGCAAACAATGCTTTGTTCTCAGCTCCTCGGAGCCCTTGCAAAAAGACTGGATCAGTTTCTGCTAAACGTTTTCCGTGCTTTGTTAATACTTCGGCATAATCGGGGTAGTTACTAGCGACTTGAAGCTCTTCGATCTTCTCATTGTAAGCTACTTCACGCTCATTCCAAGCCTGTCTAAGTTCTCCGACATTGGGGATTTCCCCATCTTCCATGCCATCGAACATCTTTCTTGGTTTGGGTTGATCTTGTTGCGTGTTTCTCTGTACTAGATTAGCTCGAAGCATATCAAGTTGGAGTTGATGCTCCCGCTTTTCCGCTTCCCTTTCTGCCTTTAATCGTTCAACACTCTCAGACAGAGCTTTGAAATTTAGAGCCTGCGACTCTTCCTGAACTGGCACTTGATCAACAACAGATTCAGCTCTCGCTTCTACTGGTGCTTCGGGGGCCTTAGTATCAGAAGGAAGCACAGGATATTCCTGCTCATTCCGTATGTAACTGTTAGACGGTTGTTGCTCCACGGCGGCTGGAGAATCTAATTCGCCCGCATAATCTTTCATATCGATAGTCATTGCATTCCCTATTGGTTGCTTGATCTAATCTCAGGCCAGAAGAATTCCCATCTTCTGACCGACTTCCATGAGTTCTGGCGACGCATCCTTCTTATCTTTCGATAGAAGGGCTTCATCAATCGGAACGTCTGGAGGAATTGATAACTCCGGCATAAATCTAAAAACTCCCTGAGTGTTATCTACATACCAGACCAAAAGACCAATGATCCTTGGTGGTGGTTGTCTATAGAACCGAAAGGACTGTCTAAATACGCCAGGATTGGCTTTGTCTTGCTTTGCAGCGTAGACAACATAAAAAGGTTCCCTGTCGCTTTTGAGGTTGTTTGCAAACTCCTGAGCTTTCGCCCATACGTCTTGACCCCACGCTTCTCTGGATTCACCGATTTCTTGTGCCATTCTTAATACTCCGAGGGGCCTTCCCAATCGTAGTGTTTCATCTGGCTGCTGAACTTCTTTTCATCAGACTTACAGCCCGCAGAGCCAGCTTGGCCGTAAGCGATGTCCATAGCTTCTTTTTTGAAGTCATGTACGCCCATTCCAGCCTCTTGATGTCCATGTTTTGGAACATGGGGCTCATCAACTTCGTTCTTATATGACGCATGTTTTGATGCTTTCATTTACTTGCCTCTATGCATTTTCTTTAGTGTTTCGGCTAGGCGAGCTCGTTTACCGATCTTGCCTCCCTTCTTCGCAGCCACTTCCAATTTTTTCTTTGGAATGGGTTTGCCTTTTTTAGCGCCGAGCTCTTTTCTGAGTGCGCCTTTATGTCCTATCGCCTTAGCGATCCATTTCTTTGCCATTACTTCCCCGGACGATGCTGATTTTTGGTTTCGTAAGAGCGCATGTTATAGTTGCCGCTATCCGCAGGAGGTGGTTCTGTGTCATAGCCATAAGGCAGTTCAGTGTCTTGGACACGAGAATCCAATTCCCTTGAATAGGAATTAGGAGGAACCGGATGGCGATAATCATCATCCTTGTCCATCAGTATTGGCTTATTTCGCATTTGTAGCCCCTTTTGCGTGTAAACATTCTAATTGAAAGTTTACACAAAGAATTTTTTTTAGACGACTATTTAAAATTAATAAGGAGAAAAAGGTCCGATATTGGGACAATAGAAAGAAACGAGGGACAAGAGGTCCCCCTGATTATGCTTGAACATAACTTTTATAAATTTATAGACTTAAGCAACAGCTGCTGGTTGTTGTTCGTTGCCGCGTTGATTCTTGCCCTCAAGCTCGCGAATAAGCGCTAACTTCTTGGTGAGATTGTCTAAGTCCATAGAATCGAGTTCTTTCAATGCCTTAATCAAGTTGAGAGCGCCAGCAGTTCTTTCTTCTTCGGCTCTGGAGATCCTTTCCGCACTAAGAGCAGCATCTAATCCAACCTTGTTAAGCCGTTCTGCAGCGAGAGATCTATCTGACTCAGCTTTTGCTTCGACGGCCTTCGTGACAGTTGCTTGATTTTGCATCTGAAGCTGCGCAGCCATCTGTTCTTGCTTAGCCATTTGCTCAGCCTGTGAAGCAAGAAGCTCTTCAAGATCTTTCTTCCCATGTAGATTGCTATTCTTAATAATAAGTGCATTTGGAATTTCAACTCCCATTCCCTTGAGCGCCATAAGTTGTACGAACTGGCTTTGACGTTGTGTGTCAGTTAGGATACCTTCTTCGACAACCACGTCGTACTTAGCGAAAGTCTTAGAGAAGAACTCGGGTGTAGGATCTTTCTTAGTGATCATCTTGATCTTCTCTGGCGTATAGTTGACCTGCATCATCTTCAGAACTTTGCGGCCCAAGAGTTTCTGAGATTCACGCAGCCCATCAAGCACATCTTGTAGATTGATTAATCCAGCAGACTGCCTCATCCTACTCAAAGTGGCAGCAGTTTCGACCTTATCATTCTCGGCCATACCAAAGAGCTCGGAGTTAACTCCAGCGATTTCCATGATATCTTTCTCGAACTCATTTTCGAGTTGGAACATAGAGGCGGGAATTTCTGGCGCTTGCAGACGCTGAACATCTGTCATTTGTGCTTCAGGCTTGAGCCAAACTACTTGCCCTTGCCCAGACTTGTACATTGAAGACGGGTTCGAAACTGAGTTTGTTTTAGCGATCCATCCGGAATTCAATTGGTTGTCGATAATGTCGACCATCTTACTACGGCGTTTGTTTAGCTCTGTCTGCGGATCTCTGACTATGCGTACCAATGACTGGATCTTCCAAGTATAAAGATCGTATGAAGGCTCAAATATTGCAAAGAAGGGTACGAATGGATAGTCATTTAAGCCGAAAGGATCTTTGCCGTAATAAAGCAACTCCCCTTCGACGATGATACCTAACTCAACGGATCTAACTGGCTTTTTCACCACTTCTAGTTGAGGGAACATCTGTCTAAATAGATGTAGGCGCTTTTTATCGCCATCCCACTCACGAGTTTCGCCAGTTTCCATATCAACGAGAACGTTCTTGGTTTCCCAACGAGTTCTCCAATATTCTGTATAGTTCAAAAGCTTCTGCATGCCCCACTGACGCGCATAAGGCATATAAGTGAACTTATCATCCCTACTCCCCCAAGGTAATCGATCAATAACATCTTGCTTATCAGGGATTAGAGAAATTACCTCTGTTCTAGACAAGAACTTACGCCTAGCAATGAAAGAGCAATCCGAGAGGTCTTTTTTAGTGAGGAATGGATCCAGAATAACGGCATTCCAGGCATCATGGTGGAACCTAATATCTCCCGAGACGGGATCTGATCTATAGTCAATCCATGGTGATACAAACGACATGCCAGTAGTGAGAGCCCCTTTAAAAGCCTCTGATATCGTTTCATATCCGTCAGAGGACTGCATGATGTACTGCATGACATCTGTTTGAATCTCTGCTGTGAGATCAGATGCGTTTTCAATAGGGCTAATAATAGTAGAGAGTCGGTTCTTTCGTTGGTATCCCTGTACCAAGTTGATGAGTCGGCGGATCTTGTTATAGGTAAAAGAGGAGCGTCGCTGGTTGTTGAGGTAAGATAGTTCTTCAAGACTCCACTGGTTGCCAAGGTAATAGGAAAGATCTTTATATGCCTCAGCATAAAAGGTATTCCAGAGTTGATAGGCACGTTCATAAGATTCCCCGAAGTCTTGAACGATGTCTTGATGAAACTCCAACCTAGGATCGGACACTACTTTCTTTTTGAACTCGTTGGTAAAGTCTTTAGCATCGGAAGAGTAGTTGGACATGGGGTTGGACATCGTTCATCCTTATGACGTTTAACCCCATTGTAAATATTTAAATTGAAATTTAACAGCAGAATTAGCTAGCCCCCATTGCTTCTGCTATTTTATCGAAGCAAGTTACTGCGATTTCTAGGCTATCGAAATCCAAACAAGCGGAAATGCTGTCACAATAAGTGATGATGATCTGACCTTTTTTCGAACCAGGGACTACGTTATTTAAGACGCCATGGATATTTTCGACGCTAACGATGTACTTGTCGAGCTTAAGATATTTCATCTTCGTCCCACGTAGTGCTAGGTCTTTTGTAAATATGACTGTAGAATTCTTCTACCCAAGGAGGAACGGGAAGAGGCGCCAAACCCTTTTCTCTCTCTACCTCTTCCCACCCTCGTTTAAACGCTGAGAGTAACGGATTGGTGCCTTCATAAGCAATTCTTTTTTGCGTACGCTTAGACAGAATGCCTTCGAATATTGTTCGATATTCGTAAAAACATTCACTGCAAAGGTTCTTGTCTCTGTAGCCAATGCGTGTCTTTTGTTTAGCGTTGCAAATGTCACAACCTTTCACTGGTTCACCAAGTTAGGTGCTGGACCAGGAGGCCATGGAATCCTAGGTGCAGGGCCAGTTGTAGAGGGCGTCTGGCTAATAGGGCTCATCGGAGATCTAGGCACTGGACTAGGAGGGATTGGGATTTGTACGGTCATACTAAGCCCTCACAATTGGATTTGGCAGTCCGTTTAGACGAGGCGTTTGATAAGGCCACCAGGTTTGGAACGGGCCATAATAAGGAGGAGCACTTACGCTCACAGTTCCTTTCCCGCCAGCACCGCCAACGGCCCCCTGTGTTGCAGAATATGGAAAAGGCCATGGAAATGGTCTAGAACGGGGTGGAGCTTGAACAGATACACGTCCGTGACCCGCAAATGGGTTCCCATTGCCTCCAGCTGAAGTTATCTGACTTGGTGGGTTAGGTGCTGGCATAATCTATCTCCTTAATCCATCTGTTCCTTTTCCGCTTCTCTATAAAGTTGCCATTCGATCGGCGTGTAGAGTTCTCTATCCCTTTCTCTATCGCGTTCTTGAATGGTCCTAACACTCCAGTAAGCGCATAACAAGAAAATGATGAGAAATAATAGGCTAAGCAAGAAATAACAAACAGTGCGAAGGTCAGCCGGATCATCATATTCTTCTTTAAACATCATTTTATCCTAGTAGACTCTAAAATTGGTAGATTTGCTTCAGTAGGCACGTAAATCACCTGGTTTTTGCCATCCACTAGGCCATGAATCCATAAATACCTAAGGTAGGACTCATTGCCTTTAAGAGAATCACCAATGATTTTATTTGCTTCAGCCACGCCTCTAGCCCTAATAATCTCTGCATCAGCTAAATGCTTAGAAGATTCCATCGAAGCTTTTGCCTCTAAAGTCTTAATCTGCCGGTTTGACTCTGCTTTAGCAAGCTCCGCCTCACCTTCTTTGCCTTGGGCCCACACATTGTAAACTCTTCCTAGGGCGCAGTAGCCCCATATACTTATAGTAACACAGATAACACCAAAAAGAGTTAACACCCCCGCCTTGGCTATAAAAGAAACATTCAATTCACAATCATCCATAATCTTAGTCACTTAAGGTTAATAATCGTCTTCAATAGACGGGTTCGTAGAGATCATCTGAGTGTCATTAAACATTTCAGACAACTGGTTTCGAAAAATGGACGTCTCGAATATCCACTTCTTACACTGGAACTCAAGACTTGCTACATTTAGCTCAATGCTCTGGATATACACCTCGGCACCCGTCAGGCTCTCAGGCAACCTTCCAATGTGTTTACCGATCATAGCAGGGAGCGATCTAAATCTATTAAGCAACTCTACCTAGTCATCAAGTACCTCAACTTCGATTTTCATTTCAGTTCCTTGCTGTAGGCCAAAATCTCTTTGGCCTCAAACGAAACATACTCGATCCCGTCGTACTCCATAAGGAGCCCAGCGTACTTTCTGGTAAAGACATACATGCCTTCAGAAAGTTCAGAGCTGTCGATTACCTGAGCCACTTGATATTCTTTTTTGGCTTCTGGAGTAATCAAGATGCCTTTTTTCTTTTCTGGCAGCTCTACAAGTTTAGCCAGCGTTCTTTCCCCAAATGCTCTAATTTCCATTTGATTCCTCGTTGCTCGCAAATCCTAACATAAATTGGATGAAGTCATCCCCATCCTCAAACTTTTCTTCTTTGATGTAATCAATTAATTTTAGAAGAGCTTCCACAACGGTAATCCTTTCATCAGCTCCCAACAAACCATACGGCACAGCGAACGAAGTAACCATCATGATACGTCCATCACGCGGCTCCTCTTTATGAGCTGCACAGAATGCATCTATGTAAGTACGAATGGCTTTCCGGTTCTCCGAGTTCACTTAGGTAGCTCCTGAACAGGTGTTGGGATCTCTTTAGGCGTCGAAGTAGCCGACACTTCTTCTTTACCCTGTGGGTCTTCTTTGGGTATTGGAGCGTTCCCCACAAGTCTATCAAATCTATGGCGGTATCCTTCAGCGTAAAGATCAACTCCTTTAATAGGAGGTCTAGAGATTGAGTGGGTCATTTCGGTGGCTCCGGCAACTCCATCCAATGAGTAACCTGACACATCTCATCATCCCGAAGTCGAGCCCATATGCTTGGACTACTAGGAAAATCTATTAAATAATCCAAAGACAAAGGATGGTAAATCCTGTTAATTAAAACCAAGCGACCTTCCTTTGGCAGTCTATCTTTAACACTTATCCACTCACTCATTTGCCACCAAGGTAAAGACTGAAGGCCCACAGAAAGCGCTGAAAGTTAATTGAAGAGGGGATGGTACTTGTTGTACATTCGGTCTGCTTCTGCATCTGAGATGTCTCCTTTAGCACTGTCAACATGTGTTTTGATGGCAATGCAGGCATACCTTAGGGCATCTGCACCATGAGAAAATTGATCGTGCACAGGTCTAGATTTGTAAATTTGATAATTTACGTCAAACTCTTTTCGATAGTTCTCTATACATTTTATGAGTCTTGAGCAGTGCTTCTCATCGATCCAAATGCGTGGGAAGAGACCTCGCACAGCTTCAATACCATCTTCAAGTCTGAGTTTGAGAGTTTGAAGGGTGATGAAATTGACACCGAGAGATGCACCCACTTCTTTGGTTGATAGGCCTGTGCTAAAATGGTGAGATTCGATATCGTGCGGGCCGAAATATCTGTCGTAGATATAGGGTTTCTTCTTGATGACCTCGAGATAATGGCTAAGGCCTTCCCCTGAGTTTTCATAGTAGTCGATAATGTGTATCTCTTGACCGATACATTGGAAGAACACAACGGCACATGAGTCGAGATATCCTGGATCGAATGCCAAACTAACACGGGATTCCCTGTCCCAAGGAACCGAACCCACCCTACCCTCAAAGCGAGCGTCTCGTATCCACTTAGCATAAAAACTCCCATCAATCGCACTTTCAAATGATTCAGATGGCGTTGAAGGATATTCCCTCTTCATGTCATCTTTCTGAACGAGGAGCTTAGAATAATACCAAGACTTCTGTTCAGCTGTTAGCTCAATATCTTCTTGATAGAGCTTATCAAAATATTCTTCAATCTCTTTAGGGATTGTGATACGTTCGTTCTGAGCGTAATCAGGGCAATCATACCAAGGGAAGAAATGGAAGCGATAATCGAGAGGAGACAGCTTTTTGGCTTGTATCTGAGCAGACTCAGCAGCCTTGCAGAGATCATAGAAGTAGCCTTCCTTACCTTCAGCGGTGCTCTCAATAAAGACATATTGCTTGCTCCCAATAGCGTTAAGGGAGCCTGTCACAATCTCTCTGGCCTTATCCGGCCAGTGAGCACAGATCTTTCCAAACTCACTGATATGGAGATATTGCAGTGTGCTACCTCGCATCGATGTGCCTACTCGGAGACTAGAATTGTTATTGAAAACAAGCTCTCTCGCACTAGAGACGGTTGCACTCCTCACATCCTTCACGCAATCGGGCAGCTGATCATATGCGAACTTAATTCGCTTGAACATATGCTCTGCGTCCTCTCTAGTATGAGCAATGATCCCAGCAGCGACATTTGGCTTGAAGAGACAGTTATCGAGGAAGAGAAGACAAACAAAGGTGGAGATACCGAGCTGACGAGCCTTTAGGACGATGTTGGAGTACCAGATCTTTTCATAAAGCTTTCTCTGTGCCCAATTGAACTTGAAGATGCGATTCTTCCCTTCCTTGTCCACAATGGTATAGAGATTATTTAAACGCCAAGACTGATCAGAGAGGTGCTTTTCAAGACCAATTAGATCAACGCTCATAATCCTAGCCTTGTCAAGCAGCCATCACAATATAGCGTACCTTCAAGCTCATAGAGAAAGCTGCCACAAACAGGGCATTTATTCATCTATTTCGATCCTTTGAACTATATAATAAGGTGGCTCTACACTAAGGTCAGTGATGACATAGGTAGGTCTATGCTGGTAGCTAGGATGGGTGTGGCAACAGGGGAGGCTAAAACAAAGCAAGCTGATTAGAATCATTTTCAGTCTCATGGCACGCCCTTCCTTTGTCAGCACCCCTAGAGCATGAACATCTAGAGGTAATCAGTTTCTTGCAGTGCTTACATCTTCTTTGAGAGAGGTACTTAGTTTCTTTGTCAAACCCCTTTCCCATTACGCTACCGCTCCACCCCTTTTCCCATAGGTCTCGATTCTACTTCGCTTGTGCTGAGTCGCTCAGTTCCTCTTCGCGAAGCTTGTCGCTACCAAGCTCGATTCTACCAATAAACTACGTTAGTGTCAACTAAATATTTCACTCATCTGCATAATCTTCTAAAGGATCTCTAGAACTCATAGCTATACGATCCATAATCACAGCTAAAGGATTGGCTTGATCACCTGAGATCTCATTCTTTTCCTTCCAACCAGACTTGTTTTGGAGAACAAACTTGATGAAGTTAGGATCTCCCTTGCGTGAGACAGCTAAATCGACTAAACGCTCTTCCTGAACTTGGCGTGCACGCGCGTAACAATCACGGAACTCCTTAGAGTATTCCATCATCCTTTGGATCTGCTCTGGATGTAGATCTCTCTCATTAGCAAATCCAATAAGGATGTAATTCTTAGGATCTTTAATCCATTTTAAGAGGGCCTGTCTCTCAACCTCAATAGCTTCCTCAGTCCAAACTCTAGGCCTTCCTTCATGATGTCCTAAAGCATATTGATTGCCTTTTAGAGATATGGACTTGTTTGGTCTTTTGAAGCCGGTTTTCACTTTTCTTTTCTTCTTATCTTTAGTTCTAGGCATTGTAAACTCATTTCTTTATCTATTGACATACATAGCATTGCAGTCAAATAATTTCTAGTGTTGTGTTAAATGGTGTCTAAATGTTATCATGGCTTCCAGTGAATAATAGCAACAAATAAGGAATGAATCATGAGCAGAGAATCAAGCGAATTGAACGCTATTGAGAATATCTATGAGCGTTTGTGTGAAGAATACGAAAAGAAGTACAGTGTTGTACTTGAAGATGATGGTGTCGTTCAAGATGCGTTAATGTATCAAGCTGAGGCTGAGTTTGATTCAACTGAATGCGAAGGGCCGGAAGAGGGCAGTGAAGAGTGGCTAGAAGATCAAATGGATTTAGCCGATTGTTATAGGCATGAGGCCTAGAATGTTTATACCAGTGTGGGTTATAATTTGTTTGGCCATAGGCCTTTGCATAGGAGATTTTTAATGGATTTAGTAGCTGTTTTTACGATTATTGGAGTGGCGATTGCCAATATTGGCACCACGATAACGCTCTTTTTATGGTCTACTGGACATACTGAGAAGGCAAGAGATCAAACAACTGCAATTTTAAATGCCATCTCGCAAGAAATGAAAGACTTTCACGCTCGTTTGTGTGTGATTGAGTCTAACCGAGGGAAATAGAGGGCTATTCGCCCTCTTTATCTCCAAGTGTAGCTTCATCCTCAGTTTGCTCGATATAGCTGACGAGATTTGGGTTGTACTGTAGCACTACTTGCGTGTCGTCTTTTCCCTCAAATGAATAGGCAGAATTGTAGTAAATATTTGATTTCTGCACGTGACAGGGAGGTGAAATGAGCCTGTTGGCTTTAGAAGGCTTAAAGAGATGAAAGCTGATTGAGAAGACGGCTTGGCTTTGTCCTAGCTCACCTGATCCACATATGCCACCAAAATTTAAGCTGCAATTACGTAGGGGTATCACTATACGGCTATGGAGTGCCCATGCTTTCATATCAATATTGTAGAGAGGTCCCGTTCCTACGCCAAAGTATTTTGTTTTGAAGAAGATTTCAGCATCAAGCCATTTGGAAGCCACAAATTCAGCATTCCCATAATGTGTGGCTGGATGGTAATAATTGGCACGAAAGTCAAAGCGATCTGTTTGCAGATCCATTCCTGTGCCGATTTGATCGAGTGAATTTCCATCTACATAAGTGCGATCAAAGAACATAGTGTGGCCCCATACCCAATTGTTCCATCTGTGTCGGTGAGCGCCTGTAACAGAGAAATCAATTCCCCCATTCGTGTAAAAACTCATTTCAGGCATCATAAGAATCGCGTGGGACTCCTCTACATAGACAGCCGTTGTGGTTGATACATTGAGTGAAGATTTAGCGTTCAGGTCGCGTGGATTCGTATCGATACGAAGATCCACTTGGCTTTCGGCTGCGAATGCCGTTGAAAGTGTTGCTAATAGACTAAAGATCAGTTTTTTCATTGTGTCCTTATGTGTTTTTGAGTTGTCCCTAAGTTCAAAATAGCCATCAAATAGCTTTTCGTCTATAATCTTTTTCTGACAGAGGTGAATATGAAAAATATTGTTTTAAATATTTCTTATGCGTTATTCGTCTTAACAGGAGTTATGGCCTATGCATTTGTTTTTGATTGTGAGCCAATTGATCCGATCAAGGAATACGCGTTGGATCGTGATTGCTTTAACCGCAATAACGGCGATTGGAATCGCGAGTTTCCGAGTTATGCGGAATGGTTAGGGGAGACAGAAAGAAGTGAGGAGAAGTTTCATGAATGGGTTCATTCTGTGTTTCATGAGGTCGCTTTGCAATCAGCAGAGATATTTGATCCGTGGTACCAGAGGCCACCGGATAATTCATGGGACACTAGAGAAGGTCAAGGGTCTTGTGCTCCTGAAAACTGGGTAAGCGGAAAGGACTAAAACGGAATGTCATCTCCCTGAATAGACTTACGCATCGGTACATCTTTATCTCTCAACTGACGTAACAAGCCAGAAATATTCTCTAGCTCTTTTCCTTGCTTTTCCAGCTCCTTAAGAACCTTTCCAGTAGTGAAATTGATCCAGTGGAGACTTTCTTTGGGTTCTTTGATTTCGTATTGCTTTTTTTCGTATGACATTTTTTTGTCCTTTCTGTATTTATATTTCTCTTTAAATCACAAAGAATATTGATGGCTTTATCAGCCTTAGAATGAAGATCCAGCAGCGACCTATATAGCAATTTTTCATCAATTTTCAATCCTTTGCATTTCTGGTCGAAGTGAAAGGCATCGAAAACCTCGTCAACCTGATGGGTACTTGGCATTGCAAACTCCTTATTTCGTTCAAAATCAGGACCTTAACGTCTGATAATAGTTCTTATGTTACGTTGGAAAATTCTGTTCTTTTTCATCATCGGTTGGTGGGTTTTCCCATGATGCCGTTGCTTGGCACCACATACAGGCCATTGGATTGGAGAAGAATTCGAAGACAATTGGAGAGTCGCATTTCGGGCACTTGCCTATGCTCATGCCCGTTGCAGCGAAAATACAGTCGAATTCGTCATCCATTATGAATCTTTCCTTGAAAAATACAATAGAAAAAGCGATTCATCATGTTCAGCCACATCAAACCCATCTAGCAACCATAGATCTTGGCATTCTTGCGCCACAACGTTTATGAGCCTTCTCATGCCGCCATGATTAATTAGAGTGCCATCTTCTTCGTCCCACACACAATAGCCATCCAGATCAACTTTGACTACTTTGGTCTTGAGCTGTGACGATTCCAACATCTTCAATTGCTTTTTCATCTACGGTCTCCCTGCTAACAATTTTTACCTTAGACAAGTTTATCCAAACGTTCTTTTCTTGAGCAGGTACAAAAAGAAATTCCTCGGGATCATCCATAAAAGCAGCGATTCGAGTATCTTCTTTTTCATCCAACACGTTGATAGACAGATAGTCTTGTTCATAAGCAAAAGTCCACTTAATCATTTTAGTCCTCAATTTTCTCTAGTCTAGCGATGGTAAGCAATACGGATTGACGCACTTTCTCTACTTCATAGTAAAGATCGATGATTATATCTCTTAAAGAGCTATTCTCTTTCTTTGTGTCGTAAAATTGAGCAAAGGTCTTTGCTGTATGTGCTTTTTTACGCTTTTTTAACCATGTTTGATATTCAGTTAGTTGTGTTTTAACCATTACTTCTTTCCTTTTTTGGCAGCTTTCTTTTTGCCCCTGCGCGCTTCGCTAAAAGCGATAGCAACGGCCTGTTTGGTTGGCATTTCTGGGTGAGCGTGTTTTTCCCTTCTGATATTTTCAGAGATCCCCTTTTTTGAGGATGCTTTCTTTCCTTTGACGAGTGGCATGAGTCACTTTCCTTTTCTTTTCTTATATAAACGTTGATATCTCTAACCCCATTGCCTTCCCATGCGAAATCACCAATGATCCCACCATAAGTATCCAGTTTCTCAAGATCATATGGGGTTAAAATGATCTCGAAGAAATACTCACCATCGACCTCTTCAAAGATTACACGCATTCTTGGCCGCCTACGCGTTGTAACTCATCGATTGGTATGATTTTAATCACAGTTCTTGGACGGTCGCTGTAACGCTTACGGATGATACAGTCCGTTACTAAAGAGTCATCATCATAAACTATTTTTTTTAGCGCATTCGTAACCAAATAGGCGAGATTGTCGACATCTGGCTTCGTTTTTGGCAGAATAATTCCATTCATCATTTGCATGCGCTTAATTCTTGACGTTGCCTTGGGTATAGGAAGGTAGAACGTAAGGTGCATCTCGATAGCGCAAGAAAGTGGCGTTTCTGGGGCATATGGACGAATTTGCCATTGCAGCTGTTCTGCGTCCTTCTTCGAAGGGTTATAAGCAATGCCGGTCTTTCTCACGAATTGAGTTTGTTTTTGAGGAACTGGGATGCCTGCTACTTCAAAAAGGTACATGCTATGAGCCTACGGGTTCTTTGGTAGGTGTAGCTTTTAAAGATTTTTTTGTGAAGTAAATTTATTTTGAAGTAAGATATTTCCCTACTGCGGGGAATTCTATGCTTGCTGTGGTTGTTTGGGACAGGAGATTCGCTCTCTGCTACAGAAATTTTGAAGACGATCTAGAGATCATTAGTGAATACGATAGGATAAGGGAAGTCTTTAGAACCAGATTGATTGATCGAAGTTCTCGATATGATACTGTTCTCTCTGAATACATAACGTTAGAATGGAGCCATATGGAGTTTGTGCACAGGCAAAGCATTTTTGATGCATGGATTCTAAGGTTTTGCGCCCTTTACACATGGGATAGCGAAACGGGCGAGCTCACGCGAGCAGATCAAGTCCCGACTCAGCCTCACGTTCTGCTTTCTCTTTTAAATAGAGTTTTTCTGCGTCTTCTGCCGAAATAACCCATGCGTTTGCTTTTTTTGAGGCGCGAAGGGCACCCGTATATAAAAGATGATAAATCCTAGCTGTGGGATACGGTCTCTTTAGCTTTTTTGTCAGTAATTTAGACAAGTGAAATACGCTAAGACGCCCATTCTCTATATCAAAAAGTTTTTGGCCGTCCACAATCCTTTTGTCTCTGATGTACTTGCTTGCCCGATAAGCATCCAAATCGGAACGCTTTACGAACCAGCACAACAAACCTCCCTTTGGTCTTTTCTCCGCAATCAACTTCCCGTCTCTTATTGCCACAAAAATAGCCTGCCTTTCTACGTGCGCGTAATCAGCGGCTTGAGCAAGAGTGAAAATCTCATCATTTTGTTCTAGCATCTTTACCTCTCATTTCCATTACAGTAATAATCCCATCGCTTTCTTTTTCCATTTTTTCGGCCGTTCTTTGCGACGGTTTTCTTCTGCCGCTCAAATAATGCCACATACAGGCTGGAGTTATCCCTACACGACCAGAAAATTCTTTAATCGTTAGACGGTATTTGTTTAGATAGTCCCTAGGGAGCATATTCCTTCTTTGTTGTGTACATTTACCTGCAAAGCATAGTAACATCCCTATTTATTATCAACAAGAAGCGTCAGCATGTGGGAACATAACGGGAAATTATACGCTAGAGTGTCAGATATCCTCAAGCCCTTCACTAACTTTGGAGGGATTGATGAAAAAGTCCTTAATAGAAAGGCTGCGCTCGGCACGCGTATTCACGAGGCAATCGAGCAAGAAATCAAGGGGAACTTCCCCGTGGTTGATATCAACGAGGCAGGCTATCTCCAGAGCTTCCATAAATGGAGAGTTGCTGTCCAACCCACATTCCTTGAAACGGAAAAAAGGTACTACTGCGATCGTATAATGCTTACAGGAAGCATCGATGCACTTTCCAAACTGAAGGGCGAAGAAGAAGCTGTCTTGATCGATTTCAAAACGTCTGTTAAAGAAAATCCCATCACATGGCCTATGCAAGCGCACCTCTATCATTATCTTATTCGTGAGAGCACGAAAATGATCATTCCTAGATCCCTGTTTGTTAAGTTGGACAGATACGGAGGAATGCCTAAAGTGTTCGAATATAAACTTGACGCTACCTTACTGGATAAATGTTTGCAATCCGTCTATGAATTCTGGGAAAATGTTGCTATTAATCCATAGTCATGATACGCTACATTTATAAAAAACCCCAGGTGCTGTGACACCCAGGGAAAACAAAAAATCGGAGGTATTTGTGATAAATATGAACAACCCCAGCGTATCGAAGAGCCATGATTATTTAAATATAATTTTTGACTTAAGGTCCCAGTTGATAGATAAGGAGTTCAAGATAACGATGCTAGAACTAGAGCTGAACGTTGCTAAGGAGCTACAATCCATTCTAAAGAAATGTTTACAGTCCGCCAGACCAACCACAAACTAGAGATTTTACTTTATGCTTAATTGGCAACTAGAACCTGATGATGAAGAACTTGAACTCTGCCAATGTGGAGATTGTGAGCGATGCATCGACGATCGCTTCCTAGACACAGAGAACGATGAAGTTGAGAAGTGGTTTTTCTCCACTGCATTAAAAATCGAGGTGCAGCCCGTCTGCTGCACCCCTACGACATAGTCGCGTTACTGAAGACACGACCAACATAAACAAAAACAACATTTAAGGTAAAGTATGAGCACAACGACACCAGAAGTAATCGATGAAAAAAAAGAGCTGATTAAGCGCACTTTCTGTAAAGGATCAACTGACGACGAGCTTGAGTTATTCCTACATGTTTGCAAACACACAGGTCTAGATCCAATGACTCGGCAAATCTATGCAGTGAAGAGAAAAGACACGATGACTATACAGGTTGGGATCGATGGTCTCCGATCTATCGCTGAGCGCACAGGCAACTACAGCCCAGGGAAAGAACCCTCTTACCAGTACAATAAAGAAGGAGGCATTCTGTGTTCAACGGCGTATGTCAAAAAAAGAACCCCTGATGGAGTATGGCATGAAGTGAGCGCCACAGCTTTTTTCAATGAATATAAGCCATCTTATGGTGGAGCATTTTGGACTGACAAGCCTCATTTGATGATTGCTAAATGTGCAGAGGCACTCGCTATCCGCAAAGCGTTCCCCGCTGTAACGGCTAATCTGTATTCTACGGAAGAAATGGACAGAGCCGAACCTGTTGTGGATACAGTTGCATTTAAGCAATCAAAGAAGATTTCTTCTGTAAAAGAAGCGATTCAAGAGCCCCAAGTTTACGGGAAGGATTTCGAAGAACTAAAGAATCGCCTCAAAGAGGAAGGGATCTCTTCAGAGCGCCTAGAAGAGTGGGTATCTCTTCGATGCGCGGCTAAAGGAGAGCCTTCAGAAATGATCGTGACTGCATGCTTAAGAGAGGAAATATTACCCAAGTTTAAAAAATCCTTCTCCCAATGGCTAGAGCAACAGGCGATCGCTGTTTAATTTTGTTTAGGTTTCTCTACCGCCTCGGATGGAGTCGTAAGCTCGTCCGAGGCCTTCTTTTTGGCCCACCATTCTTTTCTAAGCCTAGAAGCTAACTCTTTTTGCTCATCAGTTCTTGGCCTTCTGTTTGCCCCTGGTTTTTTTGCGCATTCCTCCTCAATTAAAGGTGGGATCGAATTAGTATTTGCTTTTTCCACCATGCATTCTATAAGGTGCAAGCGATAAAGAACTAAAACGATCCCCACTAAAAGAAGAGCCGAAAGTACAAGATCCATCAAATTCTTGCCCCTCTCTGTGTATTAATGGTCGCCAAAATTTCTAAAGGCACGTGCACAGGAGACTCCTTCCTCTCGAAGCTAAAGTACCGTTGAGCAGGAACTGGTTTGGTTGATTGTCTAGAACGCATCTCTGATTTTAACCATTTGGTTTTGTGCGACCAATCCAGGTAATTCAGCTCATATCGATTGAGCATATAGTCCAGGAAGTCTGACTCTTGATGTCCAAGAAATCCTTCGTTCATGCAGGTCTTGACAAGCATTAGGTAATTTCTGTGAGAAAATCGATCGGTTACCGAAAAATTTTCAAGCGCTGCGATTTTTTTGCGATGCTGAAAGAAGCTTTTGAATTTTTCTTTCAGCTCGCCAACTTTATCTAAAAGGTAGTCTGTTTGCATAGAAGCCTCCGTTGAAAGCAAACAACTGTACTTCACTTCCGTTTTTTGACGCAAGAAAAGTTGATCTGGAAGGTAAAACATTATATCGATTAGACTTGGATGAAATGCAAATGCCCCGTTTGAGCGGGGCATTTAGCTGATCTGGTGAGAGTGACCACCGGACACTAGAACAAGAAAACGTCTAGTATCTTATCCACAAGGGTAATTTCCACCAAGCAAAAAAGCAAGGGGAAACGAATCACTCACCAAGATCCTTAACCAAAAGGGCCTTTATGAGCGAACAAGATGCTTATTTCGAAGTTGATCACAGCAAAGAATCTAAGAATGGTTACAGCATAGTCCCAAACGCATTGCTGCGTAATCAGGAACTTTCTCCCAACTGCCGCTGGCTTATCATCTACCTTTCTTCTAACGCTCCAATGTGGAGCATAAAGGCCAGACAACTTATCAATCATTGCAAACAGTTCATGGGCCGCGATCAAGTCTATGCCATATTGAACGAAGCAATCCAGGCCGGATATATTTTAAGAGAAGAATTTTATGTAAACGGCTTAAAGAGAGTAAAATACACCGTTTCAAGCGACGGAAGATTCAAAAACACCCAAGACTTAGAAAAACGTAAGTCCTTAAGTATCTATCCGCTTCCTGAAAATCCGGATACGGAACGCCAGGATACGGAAAACCAGGACGCTAAAGAATTACCAAGTTCTAAGAATTACCAAGAAGAAGGAAATATAGCGATGCCTTCGGCGCGCTCTCCTTTTCTTCCTTCTAAGAGAAAAAAAGAAAAAGAACCCTCAGAGGAAATTGCCCCAGAGGTTCATTTAACCAAGAAGCAACAAGATGCTCTGTTGAAAAATTGTGACGGAGAAGAGGCCAAGAGAAAAGCTTGTTACGAAAAACTGTCCAAATGGAAGATTGGAAAGGGAGTCACTGGAGGAAATGATTACATGGCAATGCAAAATTGGGTCATTGGAGCCGTTCTAGAAGACCTTAGCAAGCCTAAGGCGAGCGACCGATCATCTAAAGATAGAGAGTTCGCTAAACGAATAGGAAAGTCCTTTCCTGGGCATCGCGACATAACTGTGGCTGAAAACTACATCGAGTTTAACTTTGGTCCGAACAATAGCCCCCACATCAAGTTTGGAGATGGTGGCTTTGAGGAGCAAGTGACTGGTTGCTTAAGAAAAATGGGGTTAAAGCTTATCGATTAGCAAGTACCTGACAAGCTAACAACACTGTCAGAGCCATGATGGAAATCAACATCACTACTATTTGCTGCCTAGTTTCCGGAGGAGAGTCGCTATGGTGGTGTCTTGGTTTTTGGTGAATAACAGACATAACGATCTCCGTTGTTAGCTAGTTAATAATCAAAGCTCCATTGCCAGGGCCATATGAGGTGAAGGAAGCCCCAAAATCTGTCTCTGCCTGAAGGAAAGATACAGTCACAATGTCTCATGTTGGACAAGCTTGTTTAGCGATAGCTTCGGGTTTGTTTTCTGTGAATGTTTGATAGAGGGCGCCTTTATTTCCAGCATGGTCGAATTCAATCATAGGATCTACCCAGATCTCAAACCCAGCTTCAATCGCTCTTTGACAAAACACATAATCCTCTCCCCAAAACTCTCCATCCATGATCATTGTCTGAAAAAGGCAATGTCCTTTTGATGTATGATTGTCTGGATGTTTAGGTTCGAAATAAAGTTCAGGAAATTTTTCTCTCATTTTTTCAATGACTTTTCTCTTTATTAGCATAAACCCAGCGGGTACATGAGTCATGCGAATCAAACCTTGCTCTACATTGACTTTCAGCGAATTGTCTTCATTAAAAACGGGCCTGAAAAGAAAAACTTTTTCAGTCCTGGCTGGATAACATCCTGCTATAAAGTCTTTATCTCTTTGCAGCATAGCGATGACAGCTTGTGGAGGCCAGCCTATATCACTGTCAATACACAGCATATGAGTACAGTCAGTTTGCATGAATTGTTCGGTAAGGCGGTTTCTTTCAGCACATAGAAGAGATCCGGAAACGCTTATTCTCAATACAGATTCAATTCCATGACCGCCCAAAAGACGAAACGTTTCAGCAAGTGCGATGGTATATTGAGCATAAACTTTTCCTTCGAAAGCTGGAGTACAGATGAAAACTTTCGGCATACAGTCCTTTAGGTTTTTATGTACAGATTCCTCTTGAAGACACTTGTCTGCTCTTTTGTTATTCCATAACCACTGAATGTGAGCTCAGAGGTGGAGTCATTTGGGAGAGCAAATGACGTCGATGTATCATAAGGGTAAATAGAATTTGTCGTAAATATCTTTGCATTCCCTCCTCCTGAGCCACCCAAACCACACACAAAAACCCCCGCTCCATATGTCAAATTGCCAAAATTATATCCAACACCAGATAGGGAATTGTCTTTTACTACTTCTGTTAATTCCCAGGTGGTATAGTCTGAAGAGGTCCCAAACATGTAGCTTCTTAATGCAGATGTTTTGGCAGCAAAAGCTACATAACTTCCTCCGTAATAAACAGAAGTAATGTCCATTGCAGTCCCTATATTACGTTTTATCCAAGTGACATAATCTGTAGAAGTTGAAAGAGAGCCCGCTTCGCCATATGCTATAAAATTAGTCCCGTCGTTAACTAGACCAGTCCAGCCTATCCCCTCTTCCCATCCAACTCTACTTTGTCTATTTGAGAAAACCCAAGCTGTCCCATCTGTTGAAGTATATGAACCACCAATTGGGTTACCAATATCTTGATTAGCATTTAGATAAAAATTAGACCCATATACGACGTTAGCAGTATTCAAAACTGGTGATACAGGGCTAAACGTCCAAGTCACTAGGTCGGTCGATGAATAAACGGCCCCTGTTCCGCCACAAACTACATAGTTAGAGTTTCCAAAAGCTATGCCCCTTAATGAAGTTGGATCAAGAGAAACGGTAGACCAAGTAATCGCATCAGTGGAAGATCCGACAACACTTGATGTCAAAGTTCCTCCAGCCTGGGTAACATAAAGATATGTCCCATTTGCATAAATTACTCTCTGAATATTTTGAGTCGTACCACTTGTTTGCGAATCCCATGTAATTCCGTCAGTAGATGTTCGCAACACTCCACCAAATCCTCCGTAAAAATAAACTGTTCCAAATGCGACACCCGAGAGTGTGCTAATAGTCCCAGAGGTACGAGATGTCCAAGTTACACCATCTGTTGAAGAGCGAAGCACTCCTCCGGCTCCCACATATACATATTGTTCGGTTAATCCAGCTCCATAAGCTAATCCACCAATACTACTTGAAGTGCCAGACGTTTGAGATGTCCAAGTAATTGCATCTGTGGATGTTGATAAACCTCCACCAACAGTCCCAAAAATGTAAATACCATTTCCAAATGTAAAACAGTCAATTGCAGAAGCTGTTCCGGACGTTCTAATTGTCCAAGTTACACCATCCGTTGAGGTCTGTAAAATTCCCCCTGAATCTCCGGCTCCTAAATATAAAGAATTAAGAAACTCTAATTGATTGGCGGCGCCTCCTATAAATGGATCAGCTGTTGTCCATGTCACTGCATCAGTCGAAGTATAATTGGCTACGTTAGTAGAAATGTAATAATTCGAAGAATAAAAAGCTGAAACTGGAGAAAAAGAAGGCATGTAAGGACTCATCTGTGAATTAAGAGTCCATGTGGTCGCATCAGTTGAGGTCCCATAAGCGCGTTCCCCTATATAAGAGTACAGGCCATTTCCAAATGAAAATTGATAAATAAGTGATGATGTCCCCGATGTTCTTCGAGTAAATGTAATAGCATCTGTAGAGGTATTTAAAGATCCATTAGCTGCTCCAGCTAAGAAAAGCGTGTCTTGAAACGAAATGACACGAAGGAGTCCTGGGCTGTATGTTTCAGTCCAAGAAATACCATCAGTTGAAGTCATTAAAAACCCAGCAGTATTATTGCCAATATCCACTACGAATTTAGAGTCTCCGAACGCAAAAGAACCTGGAGTTGAAATTCCTCCTATATCTGAACTGGTCCATACAGTTTGTGGAGTATTTAATAGGCCGACCTGAGCATATAGAGCCGGATAAGCGGATTGAGAGACAGCAGAACCGTCACATTTCAACCATCCAGACGGAGATGAACCTGCGTCAGCAAAATAGGATAACTGCCCAGGAGGAGTAGGCGCTGCAAGTGCTGCCTGCCAACTACCATTATAAAAATAGAGAGCACTACCACTTGAATCTAAAACGATTGGAACCCCTGTCCCATAAGTTGTGGGAGTCCCAGAAGGCGCCCCGGCACATGACGGAATATAAAGGAATCCGTCACCCGCAGAGGGACTCAAGGCGGTGTCGTTAATAATGGTGCTGCGTGTAGATATATCCGAAACAGCATTTGTGCGGAAAGTATTTCCTCCAGATAAATCAAGTAGCCCGATCGATTGTGTTATCCACCAGTTGCTACTATTTCCGGTAGAAGATGCTGTAGCTTCGAAGATCTGACAATCATAAAAGTAAAAATTCCCAGGAGCTCCAACAGTGTCATTTTCCACAAATCCAGAAGGTGACGGAGACTGACAGTTATAAAAAAAGTAATCCCCTCTAACGCAAGAAATTGCTGCTCCACCAAATTGACAGTTGTGAAAGTTAAAAACAACAGTCCCTCCTTGTGTCTGCCTTCCAACCGAACTGGCAAAAAATACATCCCTAAAAGTAATGTTGATATTGCCACCCCCAGCAGTAACAAACGAAGACCCACTAGTTGGGAAATCCCAATAAGTGTTGGTTACATTCATTACTAAAGAGCCTTC